CACCTCTTTGCCCACACGAGTTCCTATATGCCAGCGCGGCAGAAGGAGTAGCTTGTGTTGGGTTTTCATACTCCTTGTAAAAGAGCAACCGATAAGTGGATGGGAATGAAACTTATTTATCTCCGTATTGTCGGACAGTTGTTCTATTTCATAATCAAACCAGAAATGCCACAAGTAAGTTAGAACGCAATGATCCATGAAACCACTTATTTGTAGTCGCAACCAATTATCCAACAGTAGTTCCGAAAGGATTTGAGACACTGTTCAATACTGTAAAGGTTGGTTGTTGGCACTGGGTTTTTGATTGACCATCAAAACAGGTCCTCGGATAACCTGTTCCAGTTCATATTAGAGAGTTTGGTCACTCTCACCTTTCCATTTACGGAAGATTGTTTTAGTTTGGTATAAAGCTCGACTGATATTCGAGAGGTCACAGGTTCAAATCCTGTATCTTCCATTTCACACTCATACGCCCGAATGAGCAGGGGTTGTGCCCTGGTTTGTTTCATTGATACACCTCCGAGAGATTGGGCAACTCTCACCCTTATGCTCATTTCGAATGAAACCACCTTGCATGGATGCGTGAAGGATGTGAAGACCATGTAACCGAGGACCTTCCTGAACCTAGGATAATACGGAAGTTAGGTTAATAACATCAATTGTGGTAACACGACTGACGGACACAGTATAACAGTCCATTATAATCAAACCATGATAAAAGAGAAAGTAACAGTTGAGCAATGTATTAAGCTATTGGAGTCAAAAGCTCCACGTGGGAAAATAATTAAACTTCTTTATAATCTATTTGAGTGGGAAGAAAACTTTGAAACCTTTTGTAGATTCATTCTACCCCACGCGTTTACTAAAGGTTTCTGTTCTTTCCATGATGAGATAATTAACGATTTTATGGTTCCAGGTGATAGTGTTGTTGCAGCACCAAGAGGACATGGGAAATCTACTTTAATTGGGTTGGGGTTTATGCTCTGGCTTATTTTATATAAAAAAGAAAGGTATATTGTTTATACCTCACAAAACCACGAGAAATCGGTTCAGTTCTTAGAGCCAGTCAAAGCTGAGTTACAAACTAACAAGATGCTGAAGTTTATTTATGGTGACACTAACATTTCTAAAAACATTAAAGATGACGAAGGACGTAACAGGGAAGACTGTTTTGATTATAAAGGGATTAGAGTCCACGCCTTATCGTTTGAAAAGAACATTAGAGGACTTAAATTTGGTGTTCATAGACCTTCTTTGATTATCCTTGATGATATTGATGATGACCAGCGTGTATTGAACCCAGACCTACGAAAGAAAGATAGCGATAAACTTACCAAACAGATAATCCCAGCAATCGATTCTGAGGTTGGACGTGTTAAAATGGTTGGGACTATATTGCACCATGATTGTTTACTTGCAAAGCGTTTGCGTATAATGGACGGAAAGATATACAAAGCGGTACAAGACGATGGGACCATATTGTTCCCAGAGTTATTTTCTAAAGAGAAGTTAGAATCAATCAGATATAGGATTGGTTCTTCTTCTTTCCAATCAGAGTATTTAAACAACCCAGTAGATAATAGCTCGGCGATTATTAAACGAGAATGGGTACAAGCTAGTTATGACAAAACAAAAAGTTTTGAAGATAAGATGAAGTTTGGGGATAGTTACCAAGGAGTGGACTTTGCGTTCAGTGATAGGGTAACTGCGGATAAGTCGGCGTTTGTTGGGATTGGTCGTGACGAGGAATATTTTGTTCTGTTCCAATGTATAACTAAGAAGGGTTTGAGTATCACACAACAATTTGATTATATTGAACAATTACAAAAAGAAAATATGTTTACAATGAACGGGTTGGAAGAAAACTCAATTAGAGGTATGAGCAAGGAATTATACCATTATGATTTCCCATATACTTTATTCTGGACTGGTGCTGCTGACCCAAGTGCGAAACGTAAGGCAGAAGCAAACTTTAATGATAAACGTTTCACAGTAGGTAAATTAGCCATGATAGACAGGATAGCCACACAATTTGAGAATGGTAATATTAAAATACCATACATGACTGAGCATGATAAACAGGTTGCTCACCAAATAACAGATGAACTTTGTACTTACGCAAGGAACGATGGAAAACTGGTTGAAACCGGTGTACATGGTGATATTCCTATTGCGTTGGGTTATGCTTTGGAGTGCGCAGATAAAAATGATGGGGTAATGTTGTTATAATGCACCTTAGAACTTGCTCATTATGTGGAGATGTGTTTAAAACACAAATTAAACACAGTAAATATTGTGATGATTGTAGAAAAATAGTCAACAAGATAAATCAATTAAATTCAAAAATAACAAGGTATCACCTAAATCAATTAAATTCAAAAATAACAAGGTATCACCAAGTAATAGAAGACGCAGAGATAGAATTGGAGTTATTTATTATTGATAGGGAGAAAAGAACAAGATGAAAAATTTAAATCAAGTTAAGGATTATCATGGGAAACGATGTTCTATTAATTTAAAGAACGGTAATAAAATTGAGGGTGCTTTGAGTTTTTATAATTTTGAGCAACAAGTGATATATCTAAGTTCTTATGTAATATTAGGACGAAACCGAGAAACTGTTGTGGATGAAGGTAAATTCATAATAGTAAATCAAAGAGAGTGGAGCACACTGAGGATAAAATAATGAAAATAAAAAACCAAGAGTTTAAAGTGCTAGAAAATGGCGATGTAGAAGCAATTCAAAAATATGATGGAAAACCTGTGATTCAGGCTGTTGATGGAGAAGATATAGTTTTAGGTGACCAACCTGCATATACTATTTCAAATATTATCCATAAAGGCAAGATTCCATATTTAATTAAGTTTCTAACACAACAAAGGTCTGAGTTCAAGAAGCGTATTGACTCTGCTGAAGAAGTTATCGCTAAACTAGAACATATTGATTTAAAGGTTTTAGCTGATGCAATGAAATCTTTACCTAAAGATATTAAAGGAAAGAAACTTCAAGCATTAGATAGGGTTGCACAGGATTATTATATGAAACAAGGTGCTATTGATAACCTACAAATAATTCAAGATAATTTTGATTTATTTGACAAACAACTGGATTTCTTTACGAAACTGGTATAAATTATTTAAATAGGAATAGGTATTATACCTATATCCTTTAATTATACTTATGAACATCTTTAACAGAAAAAAAGAACAGCCTACTGAACTAAAGGCTAATTTGCCTAGTGAACCAACTGGTGATATTTCAATTACAGGTCGGCAGAATGGTGGTGTCTTCAAAACTTATATCCCTAATTTTCTTTATAAACCTCCGTTTGGTTATCCTCGTTCTGAGAATATTCCTTTAATAAGGCAAACAGCTAAAAATGGGTATGTGCATTCTATTGTAAAAACTATTTGTGATGCTGTTGCTGGTTCTGAATGGGAAGTAGTTGTTAAAGATGAAGTAGAAAATGTTGAGGAATTAGATGAAGGTGTTAAATATGTGACCGATTTCTTTAACAATCCAAATGGGAATAAAGAGAGTTTAGGACATATTTTTAGAGTAGTTGTTAAAGATATTTTAGAAATAGATTCTGGAGTTATTGTTAAGGTGTTTAATGAAGCAAACGAACTTGTTCAAATATTTGCTCGTGATGGTGGCAGCTTCTTAAAGAATCCCGACATTTATGGCTATATGGGGGGTAGAGTTTCTATTATTGAGCCAGTTGGTTCTTTTGAAACAGAAGGGTATAATGATAAAGATGTTCTAAAAAGATATGAATTACAATATAAAGAAAGTGCAGCCTATTTCCAATATGGATTTACTTCTGCAAGCATGCCTGTCCCTTATGGAAAGGATGAAGTTGTATATTTAATGCAGAACCCAAAGTCTGATTCTATTTATGGACAATCACCGGTAGCGTTATTATCTGATATTTTATACACATTAATCTATGGTGCTCAGTATAACCTTGATTTCTATCAAAACAATAATATGCCTGAAGGGTTTATGAGTATTATTGGTGGTAATCAAAAACAGTTGGAGGCTATGAAACAAAGGTTTGAGTCTGTGTTTAGAGAAAAAGATAAGAATACTGGGTTTATGCGAAGAATTGCATACAGGTTACCTTGGACTTCTCATGAAGTTAAATTTACTCCGTTCCAACTTGATCCAAAAACTATGCAGATAATTGAACAACAGGCTTGGTTTACTAAGATTGTTTGGAGTTGTTTTGGTGTTACGCCAGATGAAATGGGGTTCACTGAAAATTCTAATAGAGCTACTGGGGAAACCCAAAGTCAAATTGCAAAAGAAAGAGCAATTAAACCTATTTTAAACCTATTAGAGTATCATATTAATCAGGAAATTATCCCAGAGTTTGGTTATGATGGGATTAAATTTCAGTTTAAAGATTTCAATCTAGATATTGAACATAAGAAATATGATTTATACCAGAAACAAGTTAATTTAGGGGTTAAAACACCTGAAATGATAGCTAATAAAGAAGGTATTGATTTTGCGGATGTTAAGAAAGCTCAAGAGGAAAAAGAGAAAAGGGATGTTGAGAATCAAAATAATTTTGATATAAAAGCTAAAAAGTTTAAAATCGGTGATATTGTTAAGGTAACACAAGGAACTTCAACCTTTTTAGATAAAATAGGTTTAATTGAGTCGATTTATAAAAACACTGCTACTATTAGATTTGAGGTGGGAACTGGAACTTTTGATGTATCACAGCTAGTAAAGATAGAATCTCCTCAGTTTGATTTTGATTCTAAACAGTCTAAGATTGAAAAGGAAAATCAAAAGGTGGCTGATGTTTTTAAGGTTACTAAGAAAGCTAAAGACCCATTTAACTCAACTGATGTTGAGATTAAAATATTAAAAGATATTAATAGCAGTAGTAAGAAAATCAAAGAAGCTCTTAAATATTTATGAACGAAACAGAATTAAAAGGGATGGTGAATGATTTAGTTGAGAAGATAGCTAATCTTTTAATTATTAATATTAAAAAGAAAGATAGTGATGCTATGGTTAAGAAGTTCTATAATATGGGTCATGATGAAATAGAATTACAGTTTGGACTTAATTTAACTCAGGATAGTAAAGAGATAGCGTTTCTAAAAGATTATACGTTTGAGAATATTAAAGGGTTTAATATAGACATGAAAGATAAGTTAAGGAAACAGTTGTCTATGGGCTTAATGAATAATGAGAGTCAAGCTGCAATAAGTAAACGGGTTTCTAAAGTAATTGATATTAGCAGGGAACGTGCTAAGATGATTGTGCGGACTGAAACTAACAGAACGTTTAATGTTGCAAGACAAAACGCAGCTGTTAAATCTGGGCTTAAATTAAAGAAAGAATGGGTTGCAGCGATAGACGCAAGGACCAGTCCAATTTGTAGAAGTTTAAACGGACAAAAGATAGCTTTAGACAAGAAATTCAAGTATCAGGGTAAGGTATTTAATCAACCTCCAGCACACGTGAACTGTCGAAGTCGTCTGATATATGTCCCATATTAGATATAAATTATTTAAATAAGATTACATATAAATAACATAAGGAATGAAAATGACAGAAAATTTAAATTATATGACACCTGGATTTGAAGTTGTAGAGATAGAACTTAAAGGGGTAAAAAAGTGTTACGTACAAGGATATATTTCTACTATTGATGCAGATGATTATAATGAGATTGTAAGTATGAACGCACAAGGTGATATTCTTGCTGCATGTAAGGGTCATGTAATCACAATGGATGTTGAACATGAGGAGTTTATTGACAATGGAAAAGTCCTTGGTAAACCTAAAAACTCTAAGATTCCAGTTGCTAAGATTATTGAAGCAGAGTTAAGAGCGAAAGGTGTTTGGGTAAAAGCAGAGATTAATCAAGATTCTGATAGATTTAAAAATATATGGGGAAGTATCAAAGGTGGGTTCTTACATTCATTTAGTATTGCATTTGCCCCATTAAAAGCTATTACTAAATCAATTAACGGTGTTACTCATAAAGTAATTGAAAGTTTAAACTTAATCAATGTTACGTTGACTGGTTCTCCAGTTAATACTAATGCAACCTTTGCACCAGTAATGAAGGCTGCATTAAAAAATATAAAAATGGTAGAAGAAAATAATAATGAACCTGCACCAGTGGTTACTGAACCAGTAGCTGTTGAACCAAGTGTAGAACCAACAGCTGTTGAAGGAACCCCAGTGGTTGAAGAAGAAGAAAAAGTAGTTACTGCAAACGATTTAATCGATGCTGCAACTCAATTAGCGAACGATAAAACAGAGTTTGAAAGAAGGGTTGCAGAATGGGATAAAGCACACCCTGCTGAATCACCAGAACCGGTTTCTGCTGTTGAAGTTCAAGATAATGTTACTGCTGAGACCATAAACCCTATGGCTCAAATTAAGTCTAATGACTTGGAAATTAAACAATTAAAACAAGAAAACGCTACTCTTAAGGCAAGACTTGCGACTCCAATATTAAAATCAAGAATTAATAGCAGAGTTGATGCAATTGCTCAAGCTAAGAAAGAGGAAATGGTGGGCGTAAAATCACCATTGGAATTTATATAAAATGGCAAGCACAGGAAATTTAGGAAGTGGTTCATTTGATGCAGATTCTGCTTACACTCAATCATTTGGGAGTTTAGCAAATCATACTGTTATCACTAATCACTCAGAAGGCGTGGATTTAAAATCCCAATTAAACGATAGTTTTAGTGCAGGATTAAAAGCACATGGAACTACAGCTGGTGGTGCAGGAACTGCTGGTTATGCAATGATTCCTGTTTATGTTGACCCAAAAATCGTTGACTTAACTAGGAAAAGAACTCCTTTAGTAGAAATTCTTCCAAGAGTTACTAACAAAGGTATGTATGCTGACTACAATGTAATCACTGCAAAAGGTGGAGCATTTGCACAAGCTGAAGATGGTGTATTAACTGAAACTGATACTACTTACGATAGAAAATCAACTGCAATTAAGTTTTTATACGCTGTTGGTAGAGTAACTGGACAGTCAATCGCTGCACAGCCAAGCTACATTTTACAAGGTATGGAATCTAGTTCTGCAAGTGGACCTTTTAATGATCAATCTGCTTCTAACGCAAAACAACAAGAAGTTTTAGTTAAAGCAAGAGAATTAAGAGAATTAGAAGAAAATATGATTCTTAACGGTAATGCAACTACTTCTGCTATTGGAACTAACCCTAATGGTACAGAGTTTGATGGTTTAATCACTTTACAAGGAACTACTAATAAAGTTGATAAAAACACTGCGTCATTGGTTTTAGCTGATATTGATACTGCAATCCAGTATGCTTATGATGATGGTGGTAGACCTAACTTAGCAATTGCATCAAGTTCTGCATATAGTGATTTATTAACATTATTACAAAACAGAATTGGTTACATGCAATCTAGTAAAAGTGTATTCTGGGGATTCTCAGCAATTACTTTAAACACTATGGTTGGGGAAATTCCAGTGTTACCTAGTATGTTTTTAAGCAACACTAGTGGTTCTAAAGCTATCTACTTTATCGATTTATCAGTTGTAGAAGTTAGAGTACTACAAGATATGACTTACCAAGAATTAGCTAAAACTAATGATAGTGATAAGTTTATGCTTAAAGTGTATGAAACTCTGATTAACAGAGCACCAAGCTACTGTTCCTTTATTGGAGAGATTGCTTAGTATAGTTTTTAAATTTAGCCTCACTTAGAGGCTTCTTTTTTAATGGAAATAATAAAAATGGCTAAAGAAAAAATAATTAAAGCTGGAGATGAAATCGTAATTGAAACTAATCTTGATGCAGAAGTTCCTTATGAACTGGTAAAGAAATATGATGCTACTGGAAACGGAAGGTTATTTACTCGTAATATTAGAGAAAAAGTAAAAGAAATTAAAGTTAAAAAAGAGGAGTAGATAATGTATTGCACAGTCCAGGAAGTTTATAATGCTACTAACCTATCTTCTACCGAAGTTTCTGAAACAATGGTTACTTCTGCTATTAAATCTGCAGAGGTTCAAGTAGATAGAAAAACCTTTACTACTTATTGGGCTGTGAATAACAATTCTCAAGTGGTTGTTAATTCAACTGCTAATACAATAACTGTTGCAGGTTCACCTTATACAACTGATGAATTGGTTGGTATGAATGTTTGGGTTTATTCTGGAACTGGTATTGAACAAATTAGAAAAATAGAATCAAACACTACTAATAATATAACTTTAGAAGAAGATTGGACAACTAACCCTATTGCTGGTGACAAATTTAGAGTTTGTTATACTGCAACTGGACCATATTTTAATGGGGTTGAAGACGGCAGTGGAAACGACCATTATTTTGTTCCAATTTACCCAATAAAACAACTAGATGAATTAAAAGTTTCTGACACTGTTATTTCAAGCAATCAAATTTATACTTATAAAGAAATAGGAAAACTAACTTTAAATAAAGGTGCTGAAAAGGTAGTATTCTCAAGCCTATATCCACAAGAAATAAGCCTTAAATATTGGTATGGTGTTTATCCTATTCCTTATGATATTAAGCGATATTCGGTGGTTACTGCCGCCTTAAAGGTATTAGCTGCACAAATGGGTGGAACTTATGATACCCCATCAACCTATAGTCTTCCAGAAGGTTCTGTGACTATTGGTCAAGCATATATTAACATTCGTGGAACTTTCGATGTTTTAATGAAGGAACACGCACAATTGATTAATGATCTAATTAAATACCCAAGTTTCGTATAAATTATTTAAATAGGTTATCACATAATTATAGTTATACCCAAGTGGGTTAATAGGTAAGAGCCATGTCAATAGGATTTAATGCAAATGTATATCAAACCATGATAGTAAATTTCTCAAAGAGCCTTACTTATACACCTATAACCAAAACAACTGATAATATTACTGGTGATGAAACTTTAACTAAAGGAACACCAACTACTATTTCTGGAGCATTTTTTAAGAAAGACCAGAACTATAATCAAGCATTCGAAGGTCTATTTAAAGACGCAGATGCAATTTTGTTATTATTACCAGAAGTTGAAATTAATAAAAACAGTTTACTTACTTATGATGGTGAAGAATACCAAAATAAAGATGAACTGTTTAAACGTAAATTAGGGGTTACTCACATGTATAATGTAGCGAGGTTCTACTTAAATGACTGATGTTAATATTAAGGAAGGAAGTTTAGATAAATTCTTAGGGTTATTTAGTAAAAATTTAGCAATATTACTTGAAGGTGGGTTAGCAAAAGAATGTCCGGTTGATAATGGTGGTCTTAGAAATTCTATTAATGTTTCTGTTGTAAATGGGAAATTATTAATCAAAATGTATGATTATGGTGTTCATGTAGAGTATGGGTGTTTTTTTGATGATGATGTTAAAATATTAACAGAAAGAGGAAACATCAAACTCAAAAACTTAAAACAGGGGGATATGATATGGAATGGATATAAATTTCTTCCTCTTATTCAAAAACAAGAGTATAATGTATTAAAAGATATAAAACAAGTAAAAATTAAAACAAAACATGGTATATTAAAAGTTACAGAAGACCACCCATTTTTAACAACTAATGGTTGGAAAAACGCAATAGACTTAACAAAAAAAGATAGGTTAATAGCACTATGGTAAATAACGTTAAATGTGATGTTTGTGGAAAAGAAATGTATAGAAGACCATCAACTATTAATATGTCAAAAACTGGAAAGTTTTTCTGTTCTAAACATATAAATACTGGTAATAAAAGACCTGATTTATCCAAACGTAATAAAGAAAGTGCACACCCTAAAAAAGACGTAAAATGTAAAAAGTGTGGAGAATTAATGTTGTTGAGAAAAAACAGTGAAATACAGTACTGTTCCCAAATATGTTACCATTTAGATACATACCACAATAGAGCCAAGGGGAAAACATGGTTACTAAGTGATAACTCTAAATTAAATCATTCATTATCCCAATTAGGAGAAAAAAACCACAACTGGAAAGGTGGATGTGTTCCAAGACCACGAATGAGATTTACTAGAAAACAAATATTAAAAAGAGATAATTTTAAATGTGGTGTTTGTGGATTACCTGGAAGTGTGAATTACAGAGGAAAATTTACAAAGAGATTAGTTGTTCACCATATAGACAGTTATGATAAATATAGTGATAAAAGATTAGATGAAACTAACCTTGTTACTTTATGTACGCATTGTCATAAAGATTTTCATAAAAAATATGGGTATGGCAATAACACAAAAAAACAGTTTAAAAAATGGTTATTAACTGTTTTAGAGTTAGAAATAGAAAGTATATCTGTTGTTAAAAAGAAAACTGCTAAAATATATAATATAAGTATTGAGGGTGATACCACTTTCTATGCAAATAGTATTTTAACACATAACACTGCACCACATATAATTGAAGCAAAAAACGCAAAAGCTTTACATTGGAAATCTGGTGGAAAAGATTTTTTTGCTAAAAAAGTAAATCATCCAGGAACTGCACCAAACCCATTTATTAGAAGAACGTTTTTCAGTAAGTTTAATGGGTTTGTAAACCAAGCGGCAATGATAGCAGAACGAGAGGTTAATTTAATATGAGCGTAACAATACATGATGAAGGTTTAGCTATACAGGAATTGGTTGTATTTATTAGAAATAGTGATATTTTTAGCACAACCGTTAGAGGGGTTACTACAACTACACAAGAATTTAATGGCACTGGTTCTGAAACAGAGTTTACAGTTTCCAATTTAACAATTAAAAATGTAAGAGCAGTTACAGTTGGCGGAACTGCACAAACTTTCGGAACTGATTATTTAGTTGATTATTCTACTGGCGTTATTACATTTACAACAGCACCAGCAAGCGGAACAAACAACGTTGATATTACTTATGATTACGGAACTGATAGGATTTACCCAGAACAAGCAAGGCTGGATTTAAAGCTTGTATCATACCCAAGAATTGCTATATCAACCACATCAATTAGTATAGAAGATGGGGCAACTGATGGAAATATTAATTATACAGATTATTTATTCAGTTTTTACGCTTATGCAGACAAAACAGAGTCTGTAAGGAATTATATAAAATTAATAAAAAAAGCAATATTAAACAACAAAAAGAATTTTTACTATTTAAGATATATTACCCCTATTAGTGCGACTGGAATTATCCAAGAACCTAATAGACAAGATAAAATCGTCACAAAAGTGCTCGAATGTAGAGCACCTTTGAACGAGGAGATAATAACATAAGATGACACAAAGCACAGACTTTACAAAAATACAATTCGCATCTGAAACTTCAGCATACGGAACAGAAGGAACAAGCTGGGCTGAACTTGCAAGGGTTCAGGATTCAAGCTTAGACAGTAATAATGGTTTAATTTACTCAAGAGGATTAGGGGAAGGAGCGAACATTAATAACGCAAACTATGGACCTTTTGAAGGGGCAGGGAGTGTTTCATTTGATGTAGCAAACTTTGACTTTCTTAAACATTGGGTAGGCTTTAAAGGTGGCTCAGGAACTTCTGTAGCACCATACTATATTAAAGAGGCAACTTCTATTGAGGCTGCTGCAGAGGCGGACGGGAAACTTACACCATTTAGTATTGAACGATTTAATGACGATGATGCAGATACTTGCGACTTCGCATGGGGTTGTGTAGGTACTGAATTCAGTTTGTCTGGTTCTATTAATAGCAAACTTAATTGTAACGCTTCATTTGTTGGACAAAAGACAGGACACCGAGCAACTGGACAAGCATATACACCAGTTACTGGTTCAGCTTTTGTAATGATTAACGGGACTTGGAAATGGGGTGCAACTCCTACAGCTTTATCTGGTGTTAGAGAGTTTAGTGTAAACTACTCAAACGATTTAAAAACTGATACTAGAAGTATTGAAAGTAGATTTATGGGTATTCCTAAACTAGGACAAAGAAGTTATACTTACTCTGTTGGGATTATTATGACTTCTGCATTAGCTACAACTATTATTGATAATTTTTATGGATATTCAAACGGCGGTGTTTACACTCCAGAAGATGGAAGTAACAGTGTTAGTCCAACTACAAACCTAGAGTTTGCGGTAGAACTAATAAACGGGATCGATTATGCAACAATTCATTTAGACCAGTGTAATATTGACAGAATTAGTAAACCTTCTGCGTTAGGTGGTGGGTTAGTTATTTTAACTTTTGAAGGTACTGCGTTTTATGGAAAAGACAACAAACCAATTCAGTGGTGGTCAACTTAAAGATGTTTAGAAAGAAGGTATATAAGGACTTTGTAGAATTGAGTGTTGGTAAGGCGTATTATAAGCCTATTATCAACAAGATTTTAACAAAGGTTGAAGTTATGGCTACGCAAGGAAATGTGCTTAATAACGCCCTTTACTACCTTCTAATGGAACGTGAGATAGTTGTTTTATCTAAAAAGAAGTATGATAACCTAACTATGTCTGATTCTCAAAAATTAAGAGCTAAAACTAGAGAGATTTTGTTGCGTGATAATATTGTTTCAGAAGAAATTTCTGAGCCAATAGAAAAGGACGCGAATTTATTTAGCAAAGAAGATACAGAGTGGTTTGATAAACAAAAGGCGAGGATACAATGAGCAAAGATATAGTAACAGCTGGTGTAAATATTAATGTTTCAGGTGGTATTTCTGGAAGAACTTCTGGAAAAATTAATAGTGGCGGAAGTAGTAGCACTGATAAACTATTAAAAAGTTTATTGGGCGAATTTAAAACTGGAAACAGAATTGCAGATGGTGCAGCAAAAAAACTATTAAGTGGTTTTGGTGGAAAGGCGGCTGGTGGTGTATTATCTGGAACAGGGGCTGCTTTAGGTTTAGGAGCTGCTGGGGTTGTTGCGGGAATTGGGGGACTAACTGCTTTAGCAGGTTCGGCTGATAAAAGTGCAGAAGGAAGTTTTGCATATTTTGAAAAAGCTATTATTGACGGCGAAGAAAAAGTAGTTAAAATGGACCAAATAACTGGTAAAGTTACAGAGGTTTTAACTACCAGAGAAGCTATCGAACGTGGAATCATGGATGGTGCTAAAAATATCAAACTTAAATATTCAATTTCAACAAAAGCGATTGAAGACAATATTAAAAAATTAGAAAAACAAGGAGATTATTTAGTTATAGGATTTCAACAAAAGCGATTGAAGACAATATTAAAAAATTAGAAAAACAAGGAGATTATTTAGTTATAGGTTCGTCACAATTAGATGAAATCGTATCAGAACAAGCTTTACAAGTATTATATGATAAAGATATTACTAGGTCTAAAAAAGTTATCGCTGACAAATTAGCACGGGAAGCAAACAGAACAAGAAATATACCAAGTAGTGGTACTGTTAGAGTTCCTGATAATGCGTATAGAACACAAGACGCCGATGGAAATAATATTGCGTTTGGACCGCCTCCTTCTGCAAGTTCAATTAACATGAGCAACAATGTTGATAGTATAGTAAAAATACAACAAGAAACCCAACAAACAAGTGGTAGTGTTTACTTAGATTTGTTAGCAAGTGGTGGATTATTTGGAGGTAACCAATAATGGTAGCAACAAAACCAAAATTAGAAATATTTAGTGCTGATGGGCTGGGTACAGTATTTAGAGAACAGAATCAAATTAATGTTAAGTTTAGCGAGGGTAATATCCCATTTACAGATGTTACTGGGAATACTGCAGTTAATTGGAAAGGTAGAACTAGATTTATTATGATACAAGGGGCAAACGATGGTACAGGGTTTAGTGGTTCTGACCAGAACGAAAAACTAAGAAACTTTATATTTGGTATGGAAGCTTGGGTTAGAGGAACTGGTAATGTTGGTAATATTCAAGAATCAATTGTTTATACTGATAGTTTTGGAGAAGAATACAATGTTAAGTGTTTTGATTGGACTTGGACACGTTCTTTTAGTGACCCTAATAGAATTTTATGGAATTTAATGTTGCATCAGGTATAAAAATGTTAAGTTATAGTATTTTAGTGGATGGAGTAGAAATCGCAGACCCAGCTACTAATAACTATGTTCTATCCGGAACTAAAATCGAACATACTAAAGGGGATGCACTTGGAAACTTTGCATCAATTAGAGTCGATGAAAATATTGAATCTGTTTTAATTCCTTCTGCTGGTATGGATGTTGTGGTTTCAAGAGGAGAAATTACTAAATATGATAATTATGTTTTCAGAGGTAAGATTAAAAAGGTTGATATTATTGATGACACTTATGTTTTGATTTGTGCTGACAAATTACAAGAACTTAAATATAAATTGTTTACTAAATCTTATGATAGAAATGCTGATAGTGAGGCTGGTGAAGTAACAGCTATCTTTAAAGATATTGCAGAGGACGGGGATTTTACTGTTTCAACAGAAGATTCCGGAACTGGGACAACAGATGTTACTTTAGATAAATTTAGAAGTTCAAACGATAAAAGATTAGATAGATTACAAATACTTAGCAGTTTAATTGATTGGGTATTTTATTATGATTATGATAACGAATGGATAAGACACGAGCCTAGGGGGTTTGTGGAATATACCACACCGTTAGTGGTTGGTGAGAATATCGCTAATATTCCCAAATGGGAAGAAAATATTGAAAACATGCGTAATGTTATTACTATTGAAGGTGCATCGCAATTAGACACAAGAATTGATTCATATACTGCGAGTGCTGACACAGAGTTTGATTTAACTTATGCACCCGAAAGTATAGAAGTAACTGTTGACGGGGTGTTACAGGTATTAGGAATTGAAGGGGCAACAACTACTTATGATTATACACTAGATATTGATTTGAAGAAAATTACATTTTTAGCGGAACAAACTGGTGATGTTGTGATAACTTATACTGCAAAAGTACCAGCACCAGTAACAGGTGAAAATATTAATAGTATTAATGAATATGGTGTTAGACAAGAAGATATTTTTGCTTTTAACGATATTTCTACTGTTGCAGACGGTGAAGCAAGATTACAACAATTATTATCTGTGATTGGTATTTCGGAGAAATCTACTACTATTCAAACAAACGAATATACTATTGGGGTTGGGAACAAAATAATATACTCAAACCCACAAAACAGTTTAAAAGACGGGTCTTATATTGTATCTAGCAAAGTTATTAATTACGGTGAAGACTATGATGTATTAAAAATAGGAACCCCAAAGATTGATGTTAATAAAATATTTACAAGGTTTGACGAAAGACTTAAACAACTTGAAGGAACTGACACAGAGTTTGACGGAATCCTTAGAAGGTTATTTAATTTAAGTCAAATAATACCAGGGTTTAATGTTAGGTATGTTCAGAAAAATAAACTTACTATTACTGGGAATGTGTACGATGTTGGTAATCTTTATGATGATGGGTTACACTATGATGTAACAAAAGGTTCAACGGAAGTTGCTTCTATTTCACAAGGGAACTCTATTTATGAGGAACGTATTTATGACACCGATTTCTTTGATAGTAGCAATAGTACTGGGGAATGGAACACCACTACTAATGTTATTACAATGACAAGTGGTGAAATAATACAAACAAAAAGTATTTATTTTGATGGTACCTCTACTACTCAGATTTCTGACGTAACTTTTTCGTTAGAGGGGACAAACATATCTTCGGGTGTATATTATATATCTGGTGATGGTGGGTCCAACTGGGAATTAATCATGGACGGGCAAACCTTAAATATAGCAAATAGGGGGTATGATTTACTATTAAAAATGCAAAACACAACAGGGGACGGATGGCCAACTGCGTGGGGTGCATGGGGTTCTCTTGGAATACCAACAACGATAACAAAAATTATATGTAAATATAATAAGGTATAATAAAAATGGCAACAATAACACTAACATCAACTACAGAGAGCGGATTTATAGAAACAGACTTTGACCAAATAAAAGATTTGGTTGAAGGCCAAGATACAGGTGATTTAGCACAAGTGAGTACAAATACAACTGCTATTGCAACTAAATTAACATCTGATGGTTCTACAAAGATAACTGTTGGGACTACAGAACCTACATCACCAGCTACTGGGGATTTATGGGTGGATACTAATTAAAATGAGACAATACATAACATGGCAAACCTTTTGGCTTAACAGTCAAGAAGGAAGACATATTGATGCCAATATTAATATGAATTGGAATTATGAAGAACCTATAGTGTACACTCAATCTGCTGTTGGACAAACAGAAGCAGATAAAAGACAGTTAGGTATTGTAGACATACCTGAGAGCTACAGT